CCCGGCCAAGTGTACATGCACCGCTGAACGTCTGGCCACTCCTCGCGGTCCCAAATTACAGTAAGCCGGCGCCCAGTGAAATCACGGATTGCTCCAAATGCTTTATCGTTTAGCGTAACGCGATCCAAGCCAACAAGTTGGCAGACAGAAGCAAGAATGTCGCTAAACGGAACGGTCTTCATTGATAAACGGTGCGGGAACGAACGTTGGTTGGTGTCCAGCCAACGTGGATTTCTTTAGTCCCTCCACTATTGACTCGACACTCGGGATTGTCACGCAAAAACTCATCCATGAACGCTTTATCGTTCCAGCACTCGTATCCGAGCTTCTGACCCCAGAAGTGATACGCAGTGGGAGGAATCCTTGCCGTAAGCTGACCCAATCCTTCTATTGACCTGTGCTTCTGCTTATTGATCTTTTCGTTTTGCTTGGCTTGAACTTCCGCTTCAATACGGTTCTTTTGCCAGCCTTTACGCAACTCTTGCTCAAGCTGTGGCACTAAGTCAGTAGGGATTGTAATCATAGTAAAATTGTCCCCGTCTCTCCGAGGTGTCACGCCACTAAGAGGTGCGTTCCCCACAACGCTTCATGTCGCGTTGCCGACGAGGCTGTCTCTCCAGCTAGTCACACCACTAACCAAGGATCTCAATTCAGGCTAGTCCGGTGCTAGCTAGGCAGGTGTCGCAATAAGTGACCCATCGGTTTGAGGATGCCTTCGCACTAGCCTTGACAGGTCTATAATCTCTGTCTCTCCAGAGTGTCACACCACTTCAAGAAACGCTTTCGCGTCGGGGTAGGTGTCACCGATCAACAACTACTAGGAGGAGTAGTCGAATTTCCCGAGGCCGAGCGGGTTGCCGACAACCAAGCCAGCAACTGCTTCGATCAAGCGAGCAGGGCCACCACCGTAATCTGGCAGTGCAGTGACGTTAGCGACGTTTCCGCCGTAGCGAACCTCGATGAGGTTCATGTCAAGCACAAGACCTTTATAAGGAGTAGGCGTCCAGGTTGTGCCGGACACAGTTCCAATGAACGTGGAAGGATGCAAGCGCACCGTTCCGAAGTCGCCCTGGAACACGTCCAAGCTCTGGATGAAGGTGTCAGCCGCAGCGTCACGCTGGAAGGTCTGCACCTTGGTAGCACCAGCAGCAAGCGTGTTGCTGGAGTTGCTGACCGTGGTCAGAGCCGTGGTTCCAAGCAGGCCGGTGAAAGCACGCTTCAGGTCAGTTCCGACGATGGCGTCGAAGCTGGTATAGTGGCCGGTCTGATCGAAGATCGACTTCAGAAGCCCCTGCACACCTGCGTCCGTCAACCCGCTGGATGCACCAGTGAGGATCGAGGTCGTAGGAGTACGGAAAATCGAAGGGATGTCTCCGGGAGTTGGCGTACCAGTACCAGCGTTGCTGATCCAGGTCTGCACACCAGCAGTGCGGTAGGCCTGAGTCGTGCCGTTGTCCTGCTGCGAGAGCTGGTTCGACGTGAAGGTCGCTTCCATGTCACGCTTGATGCCAGTGATGCCCTTGCTGACGTTGTCAGCCAGTTCGTCACGCACACCTGCGACATCAGCGATGTCCTGAGTGAGGCGGGACACGCGCACTGCACGGCGGAACACCTGTGCAAAGTTTGCGAGTTCAGCACGGTAGCCAACGACGTAGTTGTCGTAGGTGGAAACGTCCGTGCCGTCCACCACACCACCTACCTGAGGGGTAGGAAGCGAGTCAGACTGCCAGCGGAAGTACATATTTCCGGGCTTGCTGCCTTTGCGAGCCATCGACGTAAAAGGAGTGTCCTTTGCGTCAACGAGCGCAATCATGTCCATCAAGTCTTCGCGTAGACCGCGACCGCTAAGTTGGGGTTCAGTAAGAATAGCCATAAATAAGAGTAAAACTAAGTTTGATTGTTAAGGACTTACACAAGTCCCATTGCTTTAATCACGTCAGTCATCCCATCTCTTGAATTGTTCCGAATGAACGATTGCTTGGCTTTCTGAAGGTCCGTCTGGGTCGTCCTTGCCGGTGCCGCTTTAATAGACGGCTGTGCAGGGGCGCGTTTGATCGGTGCAGTTGGTTTCTTCTGTGCTTTCTTTTCGCCGTAGGCTTTGATTCCCATAACTAATAATCCAGCAACATGCTTCCAGTCTGCCCTGCGCTTTTTCAGCTCTGGAAACTCACGCAGAATCTGTTGAGCAGTTTGATACTCCTCAGTCTCTGGCTTGCTCCACCAAGGAAAGTCTTTAACTACTTCACCCTCGACGTATGTCTGCTGTTGCAGGTACTCTTCGCGGGCGGGCAGCTCGATTTCCTTGCGCCGAATCGCCAATCGCTTCATGCTGCGAACTTCCTGATCGGTTAAATCCTTCTCAGTTCCATCTGGCAGGGTAATTACTCCTCCATCTGGGTTCTCTTCGCACCACAAAATGACATCCAACGCTCTCTGGCGCTCTTCCTTCACCTGTTCGATGGTGGACAAGCGTTCGACTGCATCGGATACGTCCACCTGTCTTGCCGGGGCCGAAGACTTTGCAGTCTCTAGTTCCCTTTGCAGTTCAGACAAACGCGACTTTTGCGCTTCCAATTCAGCTTGAGCGGCCTTCTTCGCAGCAACTAACTTGTTGATGCGCTTCTGTACGCCCTTGCTTAACGAACTTTCTTCAGCTTCAGCTTCTTCAATGGGCTGATCGGCTTCCACCTCAGCTTCCACTTCCGAGTCCACAATTGGCTCCTCAGTGTCAACTTCAGGTTCAGCCTGCTCCTCTTTGGCGGGAGTCGCCTCCTTCTCGTCAAGGAAACCAGACTTGAGCAGGTCACTAAGACTTTGCTGGTCTAGCAAACCGAGTTTCTGTGCAACGGGTGTCGTTCCTGCCTCCTGACTCCCGGCGTCAGGCTGTGATTGTGCTTCGTTCATGCTAATAGGTAGCAAGTCCTTTATATAATCAAACCAGTAACGCTGGTTAGCCCGCTAGTGGCGTTATGCCAAATCTTCGTTATTAGTCAAGCCATTTAATTCTCTTGCTTGCTTTCTTAATTCAATGAGCGTGCTCAAAGTAAGATTAATCCCATCAGCTTGACCTGCTGAATGTATTCTATCTTCTCCCTTGCAGTCTTTACTTATAGCCATCATCCAGTGCTGTTCTTGCAACTGCTCGATAACTTTAAGCACTTCGCTCCAAGTATTGTTCTTCCCTGAAAAGCCAAAGGCATCCTTTTGATTTTCCGTCATTGTTGAGATACTGGAGTTACACCAATCCGGCCAATCTGCGCGTTTTGCTGCTGCATAACTGACATTTGCAGGCTCTTAACGTAGTTCTCAAACAGCGCCTTGAAGTTCTCATCCTGCTGCAATGCAGCCTGCGCTTTTGGGTTAGACTGCAGCACCTGCTGCGCGTATTGCAGCTTGGTCTGTGCAGCTGGGTCGTTCTCTTGGTACAACGCCTCGTTGCCAAGGAGCATCATGCCGATGTCACTCTGCACGTCCTTGAACATTTGCACGCTGGCCTGCTGTTGGTTGACGATAAGCTCGCTTGCCATTTCAGGCGCGATAGCTTGGATCATCATCTCAGTGAGGCGCGTTCTGTTAAGCACGCCGCCCGTGTCGAGTTGGGCAACCTTCGTAAGAAAATCGATCTTCTGCGCGATGTACTCCTTGTCCATGTCCATCACGTCAAAGCGGACGTTAAGGTCGAACTCGTTGTGTATCTCAGACAAGCTCTGCGGCAACTGCCCACCGGTTACACGCAGGATCTCTTCCGGGCTCATGTACTGGCAGCACAACGCAAACATCTGCCGGTAGATGTTACGCCAGCTTAAGAGCCAGCTATTGACGAGCAACTGCTGCAACATCTGCGTCTTGGCCGGCGGCACAAGCGCATTAAGCGTGCCGAAGTACGCAGCGTGATTGGCTTCCACGCGCTCAATGAGCTTAAACGCCACCGTGGGTTCACGCGCAGGCGGCTCCATGAAGCTGTAGTCCGTAGGGCTTACGACAGGCAACTGTACTCCTGGGCCCACCTTGTTGATGGCACCAATTCGTTTGACGACTTTGATGGGAGGTAGAGTCGAGAAGGCAGTATGATCCCGGATCGAATCGTGCTGGGCTTTGACTTCGTCTTGATCAGTGCTAGCCAACTCGGGTATACCACGAGTATCAGTAATAGCGCGGCGCAACTGTTCACGACGGAATTCAACAAACGGGTATTCGCCGTGAGCGTAATCAAGTCGCTGATGGATAGCCCACGAGGCTGCATCTTCTTTTCGATTGGACGCAGCTTGCGGACAAAAAACGGTGAAGTAGATGGCGGGAGCTTTTCCGTCGAGACTCTTCGTATAAGCATAAACAACCTCCACCATGTTCATGTAGTTTACGCCGTTGTAAACCAACATGGTTGTTGTTGGGAGCAGGTTGATGTTGTAGAAGGTGCTGCTCTTGCCGATCTGCTGAAGCGCACGTTCAACCCAATCTGGATCCCAGCCTTCTGTGGTGATCTTCTCGCGCAACTCAACCTCGGACATCCATGTCCTACGATAGATGACCCGTGATCGCTGTAAGTCAGCCGTCTCCGGCGGGACGATGATTTCATCCCAGGGCTTGAGCGCAACGATCTCAGGAAGATTGCGGCTGACATACTCTTGGTCATACGTCGCTACGCCGGTCGTAGCCATCTCGTTGACCATTCGCTTCGCATTCGCCGCATCCAGATCGGGGATCGCAGCTTGAAGTATCGCAGCAGCTTGATCTGGAGCGTCCAAGATCATCTGTGGCAACTCGGCCAACACAGATCCCTGTGCCTGCGCAGCCATCTGGAAAAGTTCTTCAGCGGTAATCTCCTGTGTACGCTTACTGATGTTCTGTTGCCAACCTACAAAGAACGCGCTCCATCCGTACTGCAAAGCGTACTGCGCCCCAAGCTCGGCCTCTTTACGAAGCTCCTGCGGCATCTTGCTGTCGCGAATCCAGTGCAAAAGGTTCGTTGCAATGCCGCTCACCGGCGCATCGTCAAGCGTCACGCCAGATGCCCGGATGGTTGCACGCTGGAACGCTGTGACGAGCAAGGCCGACAACTCATTACAGGAAGAGTCGATAAGCCTGTTGCGAACGTCGCTTGCACCTTCAAATGGCCATGCCGGACTACCCTCGGGACGCGCAGTGCTGTGCTTTTTGCCGTCATCAGTCTGTCCTGCCCACCGAGCAAAACGGATGTTATCAAACTTCGTCACCAAGTTACCCTGCGACGAGTTAATCATCGAGCGATTGTACTCGCTCAATAGCTCGCCGATGTCAGGCGTATCAGAAGCAATAGCTAAAGGGTCAACTGGTGAGATCATGTTAATAACTTCCTGTCATAGACATTCGTTTAGATTGCTTTTCCCAATCTAAGCCGCCAAAATAGGCTGGCTGCATGACAACCATATAGCCTAAAGCGTCGATAGGATCTTTACTAGCACCTTTTTGTCCATCTTGTCCAGTCCATTCCTTTAAACTGTAAATTAAGTTCTGACAAGACTCATGTATCATCAGTTTTGGATGGTTTACTCCTTTTTCCATTGGTTTTTCTCTGTCCCATGACAAAAGATCATTAATTAAGAGCACGCGCTCCTCAATTGGCAGAGCTGCGGCAGGCGTAAATATGAGCGGATTATCAGCCTGACTAAGTAAATCAAGCACGGTGACACCACCGTCTTTAGTGATTGTCTCGGTTCCAGCTGTTCTTGGGTCAATCCAACGGTCCACGATCATCTCACGCTTGTCCCCGGCAGTCTCGAGGCTCCAGATAAGCTCGGTGTACTCGTTGACTCCACGGCCAGCACCCGCCTTCTGTGCCGGGCCAGCTCGACCGTCGGGCTTGTCACTCGGCAAGGCCCATTCCCCGTAGCTTTGATCGGGCCATTCACGGTAGACCCACAGTATACCGTGCTTGTCTACCCTAGCCCAAAGCATAAACCAGTTACGCGCTCCTGCTGGATCAATCGCCATGTAGTTGCTGCCCTCGGGGATGACCTCTTCAGCGTCACCTTTCCATAGGTTATGGTCACCGAACATCGGAAACTCGGAGCCAGCCGTCTGATCTGCCCAACCATAAGCGCGGATCTTGATGTCGTGGCTGGAGCGCCCCGAAAGCTCCTGTTTCATGCGCTCCCAGTTGTTATACGGGTTTAATTCGGTATGATACCAGATGCAGGCGTGTCGTCCGTAGAGGTTCTCAGCTTGGTAGGGCATCTCGCCCCTTGGAACCGTTAGAACATTGTTATTGGGTAACAATGGAGATTTGCGGGTAGCCGTAACCTTGGCACTGTTGATGTACTCCTTCACAACCTGGGTGTAGCCTTGCACCGGCGTAAAGGTGACGATGAGCTTGCCGGACCGAGTCACAAGACGGTAGCGAAGTGTCTCGAGCCAGTTCTGCGGGACAAGTTCATCGCACCAGACGTAGTCCACTTCGCCACCTTCGACGACTTTAATGTCCTGGGCGTAGTTAAGGAACCAGATCTGGTTGCCCATGTACACAGCCGTATTGTCGCTGAACCCGTTCTTTTGGCTAAAGCTGATCTGCGTATGGTTAGTGCGCTTAATGTTGCGTATCTCAGGCGGCAGGTACTTGTAGAAGACGTTCTGCTGGGCGGAGACGCTGGTCATGTGGGTGGTGTGCAGGCACCAGATGCGGATGTTCCGTTTACCGTGGCGCTCCTTTACCCAGTCCGGCGCCTGTCCATTGAGGTCAGTGCCAATGAAAGCTTGGGCCATACGCTTGGCGGCAAATTCAGTCTTGCCACTTCTGTTTCCGCCAAGGACGACCAGTTCATTGTAGCGGCCTAGCAGCTTATCCGCATCCGGCCAGTGCGGCAGCTCATGGCCATACCGCATGGGGTCGTTCAGTTCCGCCTTAATCTTGTTCTCCCGCATCAAGAACAGGTCGAGTACCTTCTCTGGGCCAATGTTCTCGATCATCTCCATACGCTGCCGCTTATTCGGCGACGGAAGCGTAGGATGTTCCTCCAGCTTATAGGCTAAGACCTTTTCGATAATTTCTTGATTTTTTTCATCCATACACGTTGACGTTTTCACTACGATGCTCTATATTCCCTCTGTCGTCAAATAACGACCGTGTACCTTCTGCGCCACCTGAAACATCGGACGCACGAGCGACTAAATGGTTCCAGCCATCCCTCTTGGGCTGGATTAAACATCTGCTTCGGCTTCAAAGTTGCAGAGTGCTGACAGTCACGCCTACGAGAAGGGCAAGAGTTTCCCGAACGGGTAGCCATCACTCATGACTGTAATTGCGAAACGAACGACGACACTTATACGGATCGTTGATCTCATTTTTGTATAGTACTCCCCCAAGATAGGCAGTAATGCTGAGTCTTGGGGGTACTATGCTCACTCGCAACTCTCCTTGCCGGATTGTTTATCTCCGTCGGTGAGCAGCGTTAGCTGCGAGAGTGAGCATCTGGGCAAAGCCTAGTGCGAACGGTAACACGAAATAGAGTGTAAGATAAAGCTTAACTTTAACTACTCAGTAAGAAGTAAGCTCTAGCTTAAGAACAGATGATCCAAAGTATAGCCAACTCAAACGTGTTAAGCGGCGTATACTCGGCGCTTACCAAGCTTAACACACACTTAAGCGCGATATGCAGCACATAACCTGCGCTTAATGCGAATATAAGCGACTTAAACTTACTCTTAAGCCGATTAAGCGTGTCATATACCGCCAACTTGTCTTTGAGCGTCACCTTATGCATATGGTCTTGTTCTTAACCCGAATCTTCTGTCCTTTGCGAAAGTTAAACCCTCTAGCACCCACAAACACTTTGTCAGCCATATCAGTCTTAACCCAACGACTATTCGGATATAACATAACAATCGTCTGTTCCGTAACCACATCACTTACCGACAACTGCTGCGGCTCTGGCACAGGTGTCACCTGTACCACCGGCACAAGCTCCTCCACAGGCTGCTCCTGCTCGGCCACATCACAAGCCAGCGTGCCATCCAACAGGTCACTGCGATAAATACGGCGCACACCGCGAAACGCCTTCCGCTCGATGTAATCCACGTCCTGCTTGTACGACATAGGCCGATACGCCGGGCCTAAGTGCTGCTTAACCGTCTTCTCGCTGAGTGTGTACTTGGTCATAATACGAACGACGGTACACTGGCTCGGCCAATTACACAAGCAAGGTGTAGCGTAGCATGGCGACGGGTGCGCGAGCCGAGCGCGAAGGGGGCCAGTTGGCGAAAAAAAGTCTGAGGGGGGCTATGCGTCGCCGTCGTCGCCGGTCGAGCCTGGTCGACCCCCGCCCCCCCTGCCTTCCGGTTTACAGAGTCAAATCCCATTCCATTTGACCTGTGTTGTATTGCGTTATGGCCAAGCCGCTCGAGTTCAACGGCTTGCAAGGGTCGGTCAAGTGTAGCTTGTCGGGGTGGCCGGATTGCGGCTCGGGGGGCGTCAAAAGGGCGGTGCACGGCGCTTGCGAGGGGCGCTGGCCGGCGTGCACGCGCACGCACGGTGATTGTATACAATCCGAGGGCTGTAACGCATTAATACCCTACTACGGCACTAGGGTATTCCCGCCGACTCCGCACGCACTCCGCAGCACGTACCACGATCGCGTCGCCTGTGCACTCACCGAGCCGCACTCACTCGCCAGAACACGCACTAATCTTTACCCATCGTCGCTTTTTTATTGCCATCGTATCACGCAACGCTATTTTTACCCACGTTAGTCCAACCTTAACCAATCTAATCCTATGTCAATCGACTCAATGAACACACTAGAACACATTGCATATGTGCGCCTTGCACTCATGCTCGCATCTGCGGGCTGCGTGCTCATCGCAGCTTCCCTTTTGGCGTCAGTCTATTGTGACTGGCGCAAAAGCAATCGCAAGTAAACTCAGACAACCTAACACACTACAAATGAGCACTATGAAGAAAAACCCACAAGCTTATCTCACCATCCGCGCAGCTCTCGCCGTAAATGATCCGCATGCTGTAATTATAATCCGCCCAACCCATAAGCGCCGTTGGATGGCCCTCAGCACAAGCGGAGACTGGCGCACAACCTCCACAACGCGAAAAGACGCTGTGCGTTGGGGGCGCTACTCACAAGCGGAGATAATCCGCACGCTAACAAGTGACGTCCGTGCTTATTGTGGACGCACGGGCAAACGGCTCGCCTAGGTTCCCACACTGCGTCTCTACGGGGGCGCAGTAGGGAGTAAAGACGCTCCAAACAAACACACTACAAAAAACCATATGCAAATCACACTATCACAGCCCTCCAAAATGCCTTGCCAAGGTTGGAGCGTTCCAGCCCTAGCATGCAAAACCGGATCGAAGCTCGCACAGGTTGAGGGTTCCGTCTGCCATGGCTGCTACGCCCTGAAAGGGTTCTACCGCATGCCTAACGTACAGCGCACCTTGCAAGCCCGCTTGGCGCTAATGGAGTCGCCTGAATGGGTGCCAGCCATGATCGAGAAGATTCGCAGCACAGAAAAAAGCGGATTCTTTCGTTGGTTCGATAGTGGCGACCTTCAGAGCATTAAGACGCTGAAAGCAATTGTCCGCATCGCTATCGCTTTGCCAGAGATACAGTTTTGGCTCCCCACAAAGGAGTACGGCATCGTCTCCGAGTACGTTGAATTGTTCGGCTCATTCCCTCCAAACCTGACGGTGCGTTTGTCCGCCTATATGGTAGATAAAGCTGGGCCCAACAGCCTAGCGGAGGGCTTAGGCGTCACCACAAGCGAAGTCTCATCAACGGCGGGTACATGTCCGGCGCCTACGCAAGGAAACAAGTGCGGCGATTGTCGCGCCTGCTGGAACAAAGACGTTCAGACTGTCACCTATAGACTCCACTAGCATCCAACTAAACAAACACATGAGAATTCCCACACTAATCAAAGCTAAAGCCTCTCTAGAGGCCGCCATCTGGTTTCACGAAAACACCGACATGCGGCTTTCCCTTATGGATGACGCCATGAAAGCCATCGAGGCCGCTATTGAGGCCGTTAACGGAGCCAAAGAGGACGCGCATCGCATGGAAGGCCATGTCAACATCGATACCGAATTAATGGACGAACTCGCTTAACACAAATATGACCACGCAACCTATGACCGAAGCACAAATTGAGTATTGGGCAGAGCGGATGCAAGACCAGCTTGATAAACGCTATCGCAACTCCGACATGACAGAGAAAGAGTACATCGCAGATTGCAAAGACATCGCGCTTTGGGTTCAAGAGGCCTATGAGCACCGTCAACGTGTCGCAATTCGCAATAACTAATCCTATGTACTACCGAATCCAAACCAGCAAAGGCACCGAGCCAGAAGTCTTCACCAGCGAACCTAGCGCGCTTTATCAGGCCCGTCTGCGCTTTGACGACGATGAGTTCACCATCCTACCCTATACGCTACCGCAGCGCCTAGAATCGGCCTTGTCACGCTTGTGGCGAGCCGATGCGAACGGAGCAGCAGCGTCCATGTCGGATCTATTTGACGGGTACAACCCCGAGTTGCTCGCCGATGAGATTGAGCGTGCATTAGAAGGGATGGGAGTATGAGAGCCATCAACTGGGAAAAACGCACTCGCATCAAAGACGACCGCACGCAGTCAACCTACGATGTGACATCGTACCTTGTGCCAGTCTCTGGCGTGAGATACATGACCTCGGACGTTGCTCACGCAGCTTGGGACGCACTCAAAAAGACGTTGCCAAGCTACAAGGGGCGAGGCCCGTACTTTTGCCATGAATTCATGGGATTCCAGCCTGAAGGCATCCTAGTCAATGTGACCTACTCCACGGAGTAGACGCCGTACAGCGCGCCTAGGCTTCTCGGAGCCTAGGCTTTTGCGCCACTTTAACCTACTTCCCTTCAGTCTTTTCGGCTCTTTTTGCGCCGATTCGCACC